ACAAAGGTGATCGATAACGGCAAGGTGGCGCAGCGCGCCATTGAGCGTATTCAAAAGAAATAACTGAAGGATTTTTAACCAATGAATGCACCTACGCCCCAGGCAAGTGCGCCCACTGGCCCCCTGAATATGGACCAAGCGGTCCAAGCACTCGCCGCGATACTGCCTGAAGAAGGACAACAGGAAAGCGGTGAGACGCAGGAGTCGCAACCTCAAGATGAGGAAGTGACTGCGGCAGCCCCTGAAGAGCTCGCGGAAGACGAAGACAATTCCGCAGAGCAATCGGAGGCTGAACAACCTGAGTTAGAGGAAGACACCCAGGACGAGGCAAAGCCCGAGATCTTCACCGTCAAAGTTGACGGTAAGGAGGTCGAGGTTACTTTGGACGAACTCCAAAAGGGCTATTCACGGACTCAGGATTACACCCGGAAAACGCAGCAGGTCGCCGAGGCGCGTAAAGCCGCCGAAGCTGAACTGCAGGCAGTCCGGGCCGAGCGAGAGCAATATGCTCAGTTGTTGACGGCGTTAAGTGAGCAAGTCAAGACCGCAGCAGAGCCCAAGATCGACTGGGAACGCCTCTATCAAGAGGACCCAATCGAATATGTGCGGCAGCGGGAGGTGATGCGAGAGAACCGGGAAAAGGCTGCGGCTATTCAGGCCGAACAGGCGCGGCTTGCCGAGATCTCGCAAAAGGAGCAGATGGAGCAGTTTCAGGCTTTGAAGGCCAAAGAGTCTGATGCGCTCATTGAGGCGTTGCCGGCGTGGAAAGATCCCGCGAAGGCAAAGGCTGAGAAGGCAATGCTCGTTGAATTCGGTCAAAAGATGGGATTCACACCTCAGGAGCTTGGCAACATTTACGACCACCGGGTGGTTTTGGCGCTGCGTAAAGCTGCGCTGTATGACCAGATGCAGGCCAAGCGGGCCAACATCAAACCGGCTAACAACGGACCGCGACCTGCCAAGCCTGGCGCAGCAGGACGAGTGTCTCAGATGAGTGATAGCGCTCGAGCAAACCAGCGTCTTGCCAAAACCGGCCGCGTCGATGATGCGGCTTCTGCAATCGAACTTCTTTTATCGAGGTAAATCATGGCTATCGTGACTAATACCTTCACCACCTACTCTGCCAAGGGTATCCGTGAAGACCTGAGCAACGTTATCACCAACATCTCTCCCGAAGAGACGCCCTTCATGAGCAACATTGGTCGCGAGAACGTAACCAATACGCTGTATGAGTGGCAAACCGACGCGCTGGCTGCCGCTGCTGCCAACGCCCAGCTGGAAGGCGACGACGTCACTTCGTTTGACTCCGTCACCGCCACTGTGCGTCTGCAGAACTACGCGCAGATCAGCCGCAAGACTATCGTCCTGTCGAACACTGAAGAAGTGGTCAACAAGGCCGGTCGTCGCTCGGAAGTCGCCTACCAGATCGCCAAGCGTTCCGCGGAACTCAAGCGCGATCAAGAATTCGCGATGCTGAACAACGCTGGTACCACCTCTGGTAGCACCACCGCTGCTCGCACCTCGGCTTCGCTGGGCGCTTTCATCAAGACCAACGTCGACTATGACACCACCAACGGCGTCAACCCCAGCTACACCACCCTGCCGCAGCTGGGTCGTACTGACGGCACCGTGCGCACCTTCACTGAGACCATCCTGAAGAACGTGATTCAGAAGGTTTGGGCTCAAGGTGGTACGCCCAAGATCTTGATGACGGGTCCCGTCAACAAGCAGCGCGTGTCTGGCTTTGCTGGTATCGCCTCTTCGCGTTTCAACATTGAAGGCGGTGCGCGTCCTGCCACCATCATCGGCGCCGCTGACATCTATGTGTCGGACTTCGGCAACGTGAACGTGGTGCCTAACCGCTTCCAGCGCGAGCGTGATGCTTGGGTTCTGGACCCGGATTACGCCAAGATGGTCGTTCTGCGTCCGTACCAGCAGGTTGAACTCGCCAAGACCGGCGACGCTGAAAAGCGTATGCTGATCGTCGAGTGGGGCCTGAAGGTTCTGGCTGAGAACGCCCACGGCCTGGCCGCTGACCTGGTGACCTCCTAATCGGAGACGGGGGGATCAGGGAAACCTGGTCCCCTTTTTTAACTTCTAGCCAAAAAATGACAAATTCAAAACTGTTTGACGTGAATAAAGACCTGGGCATTACCAGGACGTGGCACTACGACGAAGAAAAAGACGAGGCCATCATTCAGACGCAGCAAGATGTGACTGCGATCATTGAAGAGAACAAGCAAGAATTTAATCAGGTGGATGAGCGCGCACGCTGGGGCGAATGGTCTCGCGTGGCGTCGATTCCGCTGAGTCTCTATTACCAGCTCAAGGCTGAAGGCAAGCTTGAGGACGAGGCGTACATGAAGCGCTGGCTAAACGATCCAGAAAATCGTCACTTCCGCGTGCGTCCGGGGCAGGTATGAAGACGAACTACATCGCCGTCTGCACTCCTGCGCGTGACATGGTTCACACCATGTTTACCTACGATCTTGTTAACCTCGTTTGCTATCACACGTTAAACACGAACGACGCGATCTCGCTGAAGATCTCAGAAGGCACGCTGATCGCAAACCAGCGCGCCGAGTTGTCGCTTGATGCGATGCGCGAAGGCTGCTCGCACTTGCTGTTTATTGACTCGGATATGCGGTTCCCGCAGGACATGATTGCGCGCCTGCTGGCGCATGACGTGGATATTGTGGCGACTAACTGCGCCAGGCGCCGGATGCCTACCGGGCCGACGGCTCAGGTGTACAAGGAAAACGGAGACCGCGAGCTGGTCTGGACGATGCCCGATAGCACCGGCCTGCAGGAAGTGGGCTCTGTCGGCATGGGCGTAATGCTCATCAAATCCAGCGTGTTCAAGGCGTTAAGTGAACCGTGGTACGAGACGCCCTGGCGTAGCGACAAGCGTGGCTACATCGGCGAGGATGTGTTTTTTTGTAAGAAGGCGCGCGAAGCTGGCTTTAAAATCTGGATTGACCACGATGTGTCGAAGGAAATTGGACATATCGGAATGTTCGAGTTCAAGCACGATCACACCTGGGCGATCAAGGATCTGGAAAAAGCGAAGGAAACCTAATGGCACTGACGACATACACCGAGCTGAAGGCGTCGGTTGCCGACTGGCTAAACCGCACCGACCTGACCAGCGTTGTCCCGGACTTTATCGCTCTGGCTGAGGCTCAGATTGAGCGCACGCTGCGCACCCGTCAGATGATCGTGCGCGCTACCGCGTCGATTGATACCGAGTACAGCGCTGTGCCGGCTGACTTTCTAGAGACCAAGTCGATCAAACTGAACACGAACCCGGTAACGGCGCTCACGTTTGAGTCTATCGACGCTCTGGATACCCTTAAATCTACAACGTATATATCTGCGGGTAAACCCCAGTATTTCGGCATTGTGGGCGGCCAGATCCGCGTGCTGCCGGTGCCGGACAACACCTACACCGCAGAGCTGATTTATTACGCGAAACTGACTAAGCTGTCGAGCACTGTTGCATCGAACTGGCTGCTTTCGCAGGCGCCTGATGTATATCTTTACGGCTCGCTGATGCAAGCCGCACCGTATTTGAAGGATGATGCAAGAATCCCGGTATGGGCTGCGATTTACACTCGGGGCCTCGAGGAGCTGCAGATCGCCGACGACCGCGGCGCTACCTCTGGCGGTGCCGTGATGATGCGAGCCAGGACTTTCGGATAAGGAGTGTTTTAAATGTCATCGTTTACCGACTACACCGAGAACCTGGTTCTTAACTGGCTTCTCACCACCAACAGCGCCACCCGCCCGACGGCGTGGTATATCGGCCTCTTCACGGCTGCCCCGTCCGACACGGGCGGCGGCACTGAGGTATCTGGCAACGGTTATGCGCGCACCGCAACCGGCACGATTACCGTGTCGGGCACGTCGCCCACCAATGCCACGAACTCGGCCGCGATTGAGTTCCCGGCTGCCTCTGGTGGTAACTGGGGTTCCATTGGCTGGGCCGGCATTTTTGATGCTTCCACCAGTGGCAACCTGCTGGCCTGGGCGGCTCTTAGCACCTCGCGCACGATTAACGATGGCGACGTGCTGCGGATTCCGGCCGGCGATCTGGACGTCACCTTGACCTAACGGATTATGGCTGCCTACGGCTCCGGGCCATACGGAGGCGGGAATTACTCCTACGGGGTAACGCTCGGGGCCGTAACTTTCACTGCCGCGTCTACCGCGGCATTTAGCGCCGTCCGCTATACGTTCGGCGCCTTCACTGTTGCCTCGTCTTCGACAATGGCGGCAGCTGCCAATGTCGTAAAGACCGCATCGTTTTCGGTCTCCGCATCCTCTTCTACGTCTGTTAGCGCACAGCGCGTTGCGATAGCAACGGCTAGTGTCGCGTCCGCGTCTAGCTGCAGCATTTCCGCAGTGCGGTACGCCATTGGCGCTTTCACTGCGGCCAGCTCGTCGGCGATGAGCGCCTCGGCCGTCCGTTACGCAATTGCCTCGTTTGCCGCAAACGACGAAAGCGCGATGTCGGTATCGGCCATTCGGGTGCCGATTATCTTTATTGAAATCGACGCCTGGGCCGAGATGACGGTGAGCACCAGCGTCATCGTCAACCAGGCGGTGACGATTAACGCCGAATCGTCGTTTGCCATCAATGGGGTAAGGGTCCAGATCGCCCCCATATTGATCGCATCTAGTTCTGGCATGAACATCAATGGTGTTCTAAAATGGGTGCCAGAATCTGACACGGCAGAAACATGGACGAGCATCCCGGACACGGACGAGGTCTGGACTGCGGTTTCTGGCGCTTCTACAAGTTGGGTCGCACAAGACGACACCGCAGAAACTTGGACCCCTATTTCCGAAAACTCTGAAACGTGGCAGATTGCTGCATGAGGTGATAAATGGCCGATACAACGACAACCAACCTGCTGCTGACCAAGCCCGAGGTCGGTGCCTCCACGGATACCTGGGGCACGAAGATTAATACCGATCTTGATACCTTGGACGCTGTTTTCAAGGGTGACGGGACTGGAACGTCTGTCGGGTTAAATGTTGGATCTGGGAAGACTCTTTCTGTCGCTGGAACTCTTACAGTGACCGGCGCCTCTAGCACGATTGACGCTACGGCCATTGGCGCAACGACTCCAGATACCGGCGCATTTACTACGTTGGCCGCGTCTGGTGTGGCAACGCTTTCCGGTGGAACTCGCTCAGGCTCTTATTACGACGCCAGCGGCGGCAGCAATGCCGTCCTGTACGGCGTGGCCTCGCCCACGGGGTCGATGGGCTTTCGCAACCGCATCATCAACGGCAACATGGTCATTGACCAGAGGAACGCTGGGGCGAGTTCTACTCCTGCCACGGACACCTACACGTTGGATCGCTGGGGCTATGCCGCAAGCCAAGCTAGCAAGTTCACGGTGCAGCAAAACGCGGCTTCGGTTACTCCTCCGGCAGGGTTCACCAACTACCTCGGGGCTACTGTTGCATCGGCGGTCACCATAGGTGCTTCTGACTTCTTCTGGATTCAGCAGTTCATTGAAGGCTTCAACATTGCCGACCTTGGCTGGGGCGCTGCTGGCGCTCAGTCAGTCACCTTGTCGTTTTGGGTTCGCTCTTCGCTGACCGGCACCTTTGGCGGGGCGCTTCAGAACAGCGCCAACAACCGCTCATATCCTTTCACCTTCACCATCAACGCGGCAAATACATGGGAGTTTGAGACCGTCACGATTGCTGGTGATACCACCGGCACTTGGTTGACGACCAACGGTAAGGGCATTCGCTTGAACTTTGGTCTTGGTGTTGGCTCAGACCGAACAGGCACCGCAGGGGCTTGGGCCGCAGCAAACTATGCGTCCGCCACCGGGGCGACTTCAGTGGTGGGCACCGCAGGGGCCACTTTCTACATCACCGGCGTCCAGCTTGAAGCTGGCTCTGTCGCCTCGCCGTTTGAGCGCCGCGACTACGGGCGCGAGTTGATGATGTGTCAGCGGTATTACACAACGTCGTTTCAAAATGACGCTTATCCGGCAAGTCCAAATAGTTTAACCGTTGCACAAACCGGCGGGTACTTCCTTAACGCATCAACTGGAGGGGGCGCTGCTGCTGTTTGGTTCCCCACTCCAATGCGGGCAAATCCAACCGTAACGCTTTTTGCCCCTCTGGCAAACCCCGCATCGGGCAACATTCGCAGAGGAAGTAACGGAGACATCGCGGCAGGGTCTGCCTCCTTTATTGGTTTCCGATCTTTTGTTCCCGGTGGCGGTCTTGATGGGGTTGCCTATCAATATGGATTCACTGCTTCAGCGGAGTTGTAAAGATGTATCAATTAACTGAGTACCAAGGTTGGCAAGCTGTTAAAAGGACTTCTGACGGCGCCTGCATCCCCTTCGACCCCGCCAACACCGACTACCAGCAATACCTGAAGTGGCTGGAAGAAGGCAACACGCCGCTGCCTGCTGAGGGGTAAGCCATGAGCGCCGAAGTCGCAAAAGTAGCCACCACCGCGCAGTACGGGGGCAGCGCCAGCGCTGTCTACTTCGGCTTGACTGCGAACGAGATTGCGGCTTTTGGCGGCCTCATCATCGCCATCATCGGCTTGGCCGTGAATATCTGGTACAAGCACCAGCATCTAAAAATCGCCAAGCAAAAGGCAGAGGATGATGCTTGACTTTGTCCTAGGCTTTGCTGTCGCGGGTTTTCTGGTTGCTTCGCTGATCGGCCTGATCAAGCTCGGCATTTGGGTCTTGATGTGACATGGACCCGATTACAGCAGCGGCGACCGCATTCGCTACCGCTCAGGCTGCTGTCGCTGGAATCCAGAAGGCGATCAAGCTAGGCAAGGACATCAACCAATTAGTCGGCGAATTCGGCAAGTTCTTTGATGCAAAGGACGCCGTCCAAAAAGTTGCCAACGATAACGCCAAGAAAGGCCAGAGCGACACGGGCCGGGCGATGGAAATCGTGATGCAGGCCAACGCTCTGCGCGAGGCCGAGGAGCAGCTCAAACATCAGTTGATTTATGGCGGCTACCCTGAATTGTGGGAGCAGATGCTGCGTGAGCGCATGAAGATCAAGCAGGCGCGCGCAGCAGCCGAGCGCGAAGCGAAGATCGCCAGGCGCAAATTAGTGGCGCAGCGCCTCCTAGCC